AGAAAATATAGCTTCTGAGTTAACCGCTTCAACTGGTAAACCATTATCAATTTTTAAATTTATATGTACTCGTATTTGAAATATTCTAGATGTAGGCAATGCTTCGTTTGCATAAAATGTCTCACCCAAATTATATGAATCTACTAAAATATTACTTACTTGTTCATATGACTTATTATGATAAAGCGCATATATATTTTCTCCAAGGTCATATTCGTCTAATAGATTATTTACATCAGAATCTAATGATAATTGTCTATCAATTTTATGAAAAGGAGGTAATCCTTGTTTATGTAACCAGAAACTACCTGCCGCGCCTAAAGAAAACGGCCTTGCTTGGTTTTGCTGAATATAAAAATATCCTCGACTCGTACGCAATAGACGACCTTCAAATCTATCAGTTTCTATTTGAGGTATATCGATATCAAACGTTAAATCAAGTGGTTCTTGTACAATAACATTTGGTGGAAATACATAAAATTTAAATTGAGTATCTAATGCATTAATAACCGATTCATTAGTATATGAAACTACATTTGGTTCTATCAATAATTTTTGATTCGTAGCTTCATTTTCTATTAATATAATGTTGCCATTATTATCTCGCTTATGAACAAACGGTAACCCCGAAACATATTCTAAACCATTTTGAATGTATGGTTGTATATTATTTAAATAATCTAAACTAGGATTGTTTGTTTGTATAGCAAACGTTTTTAGATCGAGCCCAACTCGATCTAATTTTCGTAAACTTAAAATTTTATTTTGATTACTCATTATCTAACTACTTTAAAATAATATTCATTATCAATATACTGCTCAGTGAATCCATCTACAATTTTTAATGCTATGCGATAATAACGCTCTGGCATCAATCCATTCATATCTAAATAAATGAAGTTGCTTGTAGTATCACAACTCACTTTAGTATAAATATTATCAAACGGAATTATTGTTTCATCTGTAGCAGCATCAATTATTGAATAATAAGTAGTTGCTGGTAATCGTTTTACGGTTTGTAAAGGAAATAAATTTGTTGCTGATTTTTGTGGATATTTATCCCGACCATACAAGCGTATACGAGCTATTTCCGTGTCTTTATACGCATTTTTTAATTTTGGATATATGATATATGATTCTAAATTAAGTGCATCTAAAGTGCTAGAATACGCACTATCGTCCCAATACATGGTAAGTCTAGGAACATATATAGTATGTGTTTCTCTACTAAAGAATCTTACATATCCTGTAGTGGTTCCTGCTTGTTCATCTGCATCAGAAAATTTAAGTAAAAACCCATTATTATTAATAGTAACGCCAGCACTTCCATTAATCCATAATTTTATTGCATCTGTTACATCCATATTAATATCAGTTGGGCGATAGGTAAAAGCTTCAGACACGCCATCTGCACCCGGTTGTGTATAAAAACTTTGATCATATCTCGTTAAATCATAAACACCAGAGCCAGACTGATATATCCAACTTCCACCTAAACTACCAGTAATTTTTAAAGAAGGAGTTACATCACCTGATGTTGTCCACGATGACCCAGATAATGGATAGTTCCATGAAACACCATCAGTTATTGATGGCGATGAATTTTCAAATCCAGTACCATTAATCCAAGAATCATAAGCTATTTTTGCATCAATTGTATAATCTGATGATAAATTTTTTGCGTGCGATGTATATAATTGCAATACAAATTTACATGAATTTAACGTAGTAGAATATTTTGTTAATGTATCTGAAATTTCAGACATATCAAATTTAATCAACGATCTAGATCGTACATATGCATCACCTGACGTATTTAATCGTTTTCCTACTTCTAATATTTCATCAATACCAGTATTTAATGTAGGTACTGTTTCATACAATGTAGCATCTTTTTCTGCATAAAATATTCTGAACATAAGTTATATCCTTACTATTATTTAATATAAATATTTGTTAGTAAGATACTACTCGTCCTCGTATGTCTTTATTTGGAAATTTAACTTCAAATATTGATGGATCTAACGATGGATATATGATTCCATTTTTTGTTGCGGTTTGTAAATTATAAATATTTCCAGAATAGTTTGTTGAAGTATCATATAAATTTGTAAAGTTTAAATCTAATACTGATTGCACACCTTTAACATTAGCTATTGAATTTAAAACATCACTTTTTATGATAGTTTGATTAATTTGCCAACGAGAAATATCAAAATATTCTTTTAAACGACTGATACATGTTAGAAGAACTTCATTACTGTTATAATTTGATAATACAGTAATTTCAAAATCAATACCAATATTAATTATAAATGCATTTTTAATATTTATAGCATCCGTCATCATACGATATTGATCTAAATATGTTTTTAAATTTTCTTTAACTGCAGGATTAAGATCAACTAATTGTTTAGACGAATTATACCCCAAAACATACATGTTCATCGCTAATGGATTTTTTACTCTACGTTCTTCCGCTTCTTCTTGTGCAATTTGATCGTCAGGTACAATATATGCTTTTGCGACACTACCAAAACGAGCTGGCATAGAATATGCTCGTATAATATAATCTTCTCTAGTAACTAAACGATTTTGTGTTGCAAAATTAGCTAATGCATTATTTTTTATTTCATTTAATGAGTCTCTTGTTTTGCCTCCGCGTGCTGGAACTGGATTATTAACTGCAACCGAACTTTTAACAAAACTAATTACGCCGCTAGTTAATATTGTGTTAACATCATCTTCATATTGTACATTATCTATTCGTGTAATAGTATCTGTATCAACATTATCTTGTAATCCTTTTCCTGTTGTATATGTTACTGTTAACGTAGTATTTGCTGGAGCTTGACCATATGCTCTTGTATATAAAAAGTTTGATGGGTCAATATCAATATCTACTGAACGTCTAAATCCTGCTAATCCATTTCCTACATTATCTGGATTTGGAATAATTTCTTCATCGTTATTATCAGAAACACCTGCTCCAAATTGCAATTCATATCTATTATCTGCTCGCAATCTAGAAACAAATCGTTTTGAAGATTTTCTAAGTTTTAAAAGAGAAGGAACAGAAGAACGATATTGTACAAACTCTGGATCATTTTCTAATAAATTTGGCACAGTTTGAAACACAGTATCCTGAGCTAAATATGGAACTTGATACCAATTATCTCCATCTGATTCTTCTACTGAAATAATATCAATGATATCCGTATCAGGAAGTACTATCTTATCATATGGTTTTGGTGTAGTAAATGTAAATGTAGAAGTCTTAACAGTACCAGAAATTGCATTAACTGATTTCTTTAGCAAAAAGTATGTTGGCTGTTTTGTTTCATTATCATATTCATATACTGTAACTTCTGTTGGATTAAATGATGAAGAAAACCCAAAATCAACTGCATCTGTTGTTCTAAACCCAATACCTTGTTCGGTACTAACACGCATTGCAGTTTTAATAGATAATGCATAACGATAATCTGGACCTACTGCATCACCAGAACCAATTGCAGGTACTAATTGAAATACATCTAATGTAGTTCTTGAAGCAATATAGTTATTAACATTATATCCTAGAGCATATGCTAAATCTTGTACATTGGATTTTTCTGTAGCATGTTGTAATAAAGATTCTTTAAGATTAGTATCACTATAATATGATAATACATCACCTACATATGATGCTAATTCTAATAACATCATACCAGGCGATGACTCGTTAAAGTCCTGATATGTATTAGGAAAATATTGTTTAGTAAAGTCAATTAAATTTTTTCTAAATTGCCCGAAATCTTTTCCTAAATAATTTATATCTTTTTTAACATTGCTCATTATCGTTCCTTATTATACTGCTAATTCAGCATTCGAAACAGAAAAGTTTCCATTTTCATTTACAAATACAGAAATTGTTCTATTTATTTGTTCTACATTAACATTAAATGTAATTTTAATTTTTAATTGATTGCCTAATGTAGTATCTTGTTCGTTTGTTATAGTTTCAATTGAAATAATATTAATGTCTGGTAACCATTTTGTTACAGCTGATTGAATTGACTCTACTATAAAATTACCGATATCTTCAGTATTTGGTTCAAATATTATTTCATATAATGCAGTTCCAAAATCTGGCTGCATTATTCGTTCGCCTAATTTTGTCAATAATAAGGTTTTAAAATTTGAAATAGATTTTTCTACATTAGTTACAGAAGAAACAAAAACTTTAGTTTGGTTAAACTGTAATAATACTCCTAATTTAGAATTTTCATCTGTAATATCATATCGTATAATGTCAAATGGCATTTACTTAACCTTTACCTTTTTTCTTATCCATAGCTTTCATTAAAGCTGAATAATCACGTGTCATTGCTTTTGCAACTACTGGGTCTACTTGCATAGATTTACCAGTTTCTGGGTCTGCCATTACTTGTGGTGCAGATATTCCCATCATTTGTGAACGCATTTTTTCTCGTACATGACCAAAACTTTGAGCATTTGCTGATGTCATCACAATATCTTCATTTAGTGGTTGAGTCATTGATGAAGCATATGGATTCTGTTCTTTTAGTGAATCTGTTTCATTTAGAATATCAGCAAACCCAGTTTTATTAAATTTAACTGTTTTTCTTTTATTCGGCCCTGCAGGCGTTGTTGGTTCATACAATGCACTTGATGGTTTATGATTTGTCATTTCATTAATTGTTGGTTGTAACCCCTCTTTTAAGATTTCAGTAAGTTCCTCTTTAATAACAGAACGTATTTCTTCTCTTACTACTTGTTTTAAAACTTTAACTAATGTTTTTGCATCCATAGTTTCTTCTTTTTTTAATAAATATTTATTGTTAGTATTTTATACCAGACCCCCAACTATCTCTAGAGGGCTTTGGACCATAAATTAATTTATTACGCTCATCGATATAATAATCACCAGGTTTTCCTAATGTTAATACAGGTTCTCCTAAATTTCTATATACTTTGCTAGGTGCTTCTTCTAATGATGTTAGTAACTCTTGTTGTTGTTTAATTGCATCATCTAATGATGATAAATCAATTTCATTATTACCTAAAATACCGGCAGAATTCGCCGCTGTCGTATCTAACTCGAATTGAGCATTATTACATTTACTAGATAATATTGGTATCATAGAACCTATAGATTCTTGAACTGGTGTTAATGCTGCTTGTATTGCATTTGGTATGTTAACTAATTCTTTAACAGCGATTGTAGCATTTGCGATAGTCATATTTTGCACGATTACTAACTCAGCAGCAATAGCAGCTGGGCCAGTTATTGGATTAAGTAACTGCGCAGTTTTAATTGCCTGCGCAGTGCCGATCAGCGTTTTTATTGTTGTTGCTATAGTTTGTATTCTACTAACAATTTGTTGCATTTGATTTATTCGTTGTTGTAACTCCCGCAACGCTTCCAATGCTCCTTGAACTTTTGGATCGTCGCATGAAGCAGCATCTGGCAGTTGTATAGTACGTTCTAATGAGTCAACCAATGCCCTAGAAATTGATTCAATTTGCCTATTTACTATTTGTTGTATTCCAGAAACAGCTTGAGCTGGCAGCGCTGGTATCTTATCTAATGGTGCACTAACTGGCATAACGATTATTCCTTATCTATAAAAAATTTTTTACTTTTCATTTGTGTTAATAATGATTGTGCTGCAGCTAAAGCACCAGCCCCTGGCACCGGAGTTGAATATATTCCAGCTGGGCCAATTACTCCTGCTTGTATTGCTGCAATTATTTGAGTTAATATTTGTTCTAATATATCGCCCTTAACTAAAGGAGATGATGCATTTTCTGACCCGATTAATACTTCATTAGTATTTATCGATAGTCGTTTTTTAGCATCTATAACAACTGGGCCAATTTTTGACTGTAAAATCATTTTATCAGCCGATCCGACAAATTCTGAGCCAGTAGATGAATTACTTTTTGTTAATTGTTTTGATAATTCGTAAGAATTCGACAAATCTTGGGTGCTTGTTAAATGTAACGAAGACGCCATTGATTTAATTTCTTCAACATATAAATCATTACCACCAGTTTCTTTATCTACTGATAAAATTATTATAGGGTCATTTTCTTTACCTTGACCCGTTTTCCATATAGTTGGCTTTGCATTGTCGGGAGGCGATGCAATTGTACGACCCAAACGTATACGATTACCAAAACGACCTTCTATTAATAAATCACCATCATATGGTTGTAATAATTTTATAGTTTTTTCTGCCTTGCCATCCGTAGATGTTGACTGAGCATTAGTAGTTGGAACAACTTTAATATCACTAGTAATGCCCGGTAACTTAGAATTATTAGTTCCTGAATCCTGTATTGGTAATGTTGGATGATAATACCATTTATTTTTATAATTACTATCCGATGATAATTTACTAATACTCTGAAATACTATTACAAATTCACCAATTAATGGTATTTGTTTAATATTATTATTAGCAGGCGACGCAAAATCAGATATCGGAGATGTCGAATATGTTTTAAACTTTATGTCATATGGCGTTTTTAAACGTTTTTTACCAGTTTCATCTGGATACTTAAATGTATGATCTTCATCATACGACCTTACTTCAGCAATATAATATTGTATAGAATCTTCAGTTGTAGCCAAGTTATTCCTTATTAAGTTTTTCTGTTACATCAGCAATTTTTTGTTTTAATACTTTGTCTTCATCTTCTAATCTTTGGACTTCGTCTGTAAGTTCATTTTCAAACGTTTCATTTGCTACTTTAAGAAGTTGTTTCTTTTCTTCGTCTGAAAGTAAAGAACCTTCGCCAATTATAGTTTGTTGCGTAGAAATATAACGTTGAACGATTGCAGTTAATTTAACGAGATGATCGTCATTTTTAACTGCAATATCCAAATATTCTTTAATTAATGGGACTACAATTGTAGCAGCGGATGTAGATGTAATAAGTGGTTGTAACTGAGCGATAAGTTGATTGATCTGTCTATCTTTCTTTTTACTGTTATGATAGACATCAGACATTAGGTCCGAAAACGTTACGCCTTTAAATAGTTCTTGTGAATTGTCCATAAACCGTTCTCTTTAATAATAAATATTAAAACGGCAATTTCACGTATTGATTTTGTTCGTATTCTTTAAATTTTGTTTGATATATTTCTTTTAATACTTTAACTACGCGCGTGATATTATTAGTTTCTAATCCGGTGCGTTCTCGTACGAATATATAAAGAGCCTTTTTATTGAATTGTTCAATGTTCTCTCTATTTTCAAATAAATGTAAAACAGAATCTGCTACATGTATATCTGTTGTATTAGTAAAGATATAATTTAAATTTTGATAGCAATATTCAACATACGCATCCATAAAATAACGAAGTGTTTCTGCCATTTCGTCATTATGTATTTCTATCATTACATTTCGCTCTTCATCTACATTGATTGGTTCTAAATCATTTTTTAATTTAGAATAACCCTTTTGATTTTCAGCTATTAAATAATTAAACGCAGTTCTTGTATAATAAGAATATGCTTTACCAGCAGCTGGATTAAACTTATCTAAACGTTCAGTTAAATATGTAACTAAATCTGTTTGTAAATCTTGAAATGAAGAATCAATATAGTCTGGTTTCATCTTGTTAATTAAATTCTCAGCCAATTTCATAAAAGCTGGAAATAAAAACCGCCTGTATATTCTTTCTCTCAGTACTGGTTCTGGTTCTGATAAATTATATGCAGATACTGCACATTCTGTTATCTGTGTCCAATACTTATTACTTTTCTTCTTCTTGCGACCCATACGCCTCCTGATATAAATCATCTACAACTTGTTTTAGAAGTGCAAATGTTGTTCCTGCTTCATCATCTGATTCAAACGCGCCTTTACTGTCAATTCGCTTCATTTCATCATATGCTTCTTTTGTTTTATCTAATAACATACCATATGTAAATTCTAACTCATCAACATATTGTTGCTGATCTGCTAATAACCCAGCTAGCATATAAGCACGATGCCCAAAGTATCCGGCTGCGAAGCCAAATACTATAATTATAATTGAAAATCCTATTGTCATATTAATCTCCGAATGAACTAAATATATCAGCAATACTTTTTGCTGAATCTGGATTACTTTCTGATAAATTCTTTATTGCATTCATTTTAGTTTCTTTAGCTTTAGGTGCAGAAACTTGTGGCGTTTCATTTTGACTATTTCTCCATGTTTCATATTCAATTTGAGCTGCCATATGATCTGCATGATGAAGAATTAAAGGTAAATTTGTTTTTAATTTTGCCTTAGCTGTTCTTGCAACAAAGTATGGTTTATTACCTTCATCATACATACCATCATGAATCTTAATAGCCTGGTATTCATTCCATGACATTTCTACATTGTATTGATGCAGTAAAAAGATTGATAAGTCTGGTACCATAGTAAATGGAATATCTTCATTATGTTTGTAAAGTCGACCCATATTCTTACGATGCCAATCTGAAGTTTCTATTTGATATACTTCATTGCCATCACCAGGAAATCCAGCTTTACCTAAATCATGATGCATTGCAGCAAACATTAATTCTTCAAAAGTATAACCAGACATATCAGCACCTGCTGATTTCCACATATTGTATTGTAACTCTGCACAACGCATTACATTTAATACGTGTGCAACATAGCCACCAGCAAATGCATTGTGGTAATGAGCAACAGAAGATGCTGGCATCAAGGCCATTCTGTTTTCAAACTCATCATACATTTTATTAAGTTGATTTTTACGTGTTGGAAACAATTCATTTACTTTAGAACGATATAGTTCCCAATTCGATTTTATTTGTTCTGCTGTTAAATTCATATGTAACTCATTTTATTATAATATAATGAAAAAAACGTTATCTTACAAATATTTTGTTTCTTTCTTCATTTGTTAAATTTAGTATATCAGATTCTGTATATCCTTCTGCACCCAAATGAGTACACTCCCAACATATTACTGATTTTGCATTTGCATCAACACGTTCTACTTTTTTGGAACACAAACGGCATTTCATCGTAATGAATCC